ATCTCATCTTCCAGCAGGACTCCAAGCCCGACATAAATCTGGTCGGTTTGAGCTTCAACCAGCATCCTGTCTGCCTGCTCTTTTTCGCTCTCCTGCTTGAGTGGCACGAACTCAACATCAAGCTCCTCGTAATTAATGCCTTCTATTCTAGCGAACATCTCATACAGCGTGAGGAGTGGCTTGTAAATATTGACCGTTTGGTATGACGATACCTTGTCGAGAAACGCATTGTAGATTTCCTTCTCACTTGCGTTCAGACCGCCATGACTTCTACCCGTCAAAATAAACTCAGGGATTTCTGCTGCTGCTGATACCGTTACCATGCACTCGATGAGAATGTCTCTCAACCCGCCGAACTGGTATGTGTGGCTAATTGACTCCATCTCAGAATCGAGGAGAATGGAGTTAGTAACGGATTTTTGCATATTGATGTTTTCGTACAGGTTCACAAGTGCAGTATTGTCATTACTCATAAGCAATTGAGTCAGGTTCGGCATCTTGATGATGTCTATCTTCGCCTCGTTGATAAGCTCTGCCACTGCACCATGAATAATCCCTGCATCCTTGATCGGGTCGAGAACACGTTGAAGGATAGAGCCTCCCCAATAGTTCGCCCGCTTCTTGGCATAATAGGGGAGCTTCGCCCCTTCAAAAAGAAGCAGACGGCTTCGATGGATGTCAACGGTTGACGCTCCCTCAGAGGTAATCTTGTAGAGTTCAGGCAATCCATATGTCTTGGAGAGAGGGTTGCGGTCGATACGGAACGGCTGCAATCTACGGCTATCAAGAACGGGGAGCGTCAACACTTCGGTGACTTTTTCAATATTAAGCGGTTCTGATGGGTCGCTGCCGTCTACGACATTGAGGAGAATCCCTCCTCCACCGTAGAGCCGAGCATACTTCAAGGCTTCGTTAATTTTCGAGACGATTTCAAACTCGCGGTCATAGTGCTTGAGTGTTTCAACGTCGTCCTGCTCAAGCCCCGTAACGTTCCACCCCTTCCGCGTTCCCTCGTTTGGATATACGTCCACAATTTTGGCACACATCCAGTCAAGCTCGTACATGAGGTCAAGGTAGTCGAACATGTTACGAAGTGAAGTGTTGTTGACATCAGTGAACTGGCTCTTACCACGCCCCGCCCTGATACCAGCTACGACGTTCCGAAAGCTATCAAGTTTTAACTGTTCCGCGTCCATAGAATCTCCTATTGCATAAAAGCGCGAATATCAAAGCGGTTGCCAACAAAAGCGATATCAACTGCATCGTTAAGAACGTCCACGAAATCGTCATGCACACCATTCGGGAACAGTGCCATTTCGTCGAGGAGCGATGAACGGTCTTTGACGCCAGTATAGAAGAACACTTTGCCCTGCTCGATATGAGGGATAGCGTCTTGAGCGCGAGTCACTTTATCCACTCCGCGACCGATTGGCTTTATCCTCAACCCCTTTTCTTCAAGCTCTTGGATTAGTCCTGTCCCGCTTACCTTATCCTCAATATACATATATCTCAAGCAATCGCTGTTCTTTTCGTAAAATTCTATTGCAGTTCTCCTGAGTTGAGGAGCTGTGAGCTTTGCTCTTATGCAATCAGCAAGGATGAGCTTTTCTCCATGCACCACCCATGCCGCCATAACTGTGTAGTCGTTGATCTCTTTTGTTTTCTGTGCAGTGTCAACTGTGATGAATTTGTGATAGTGGATTGTTGGCAGTTCGTCAACTTCCCTTATCCACTCAGTTTTATACATGTTCCCGCCGAGCAGGATAGGCGACTGCTGATACAGTGCCATCCAGTTTTCCTGACTCATCGCCTGCTTCCGCTGCAACAGGAAGTCGAGTGGCTTATGCTCTGGAAAAAGAGGCTCTCCAGCCTTGCGGTATTTTTCGTCCTGAGAGGCGATGGCTTCGTAGGTAACGATTTCCACATCCTCCATCTTCTCGATAAGTCTACCAGCAAGGTCATCAATATGCCAGCGAGTTAATACCATTAAAAAGCCCGCCTTTTCATCAAAGCGGGTAAAGAAGGAGTCCGTGAACCACTCCCAAACGGTTTCGCGCTTGAGTGGGCTGTTTGCTTCCTGCCTGTTCTTGATTGTATCGTCAAGAATACCGCAGTCTAATGTCTCACCTGTTATTGCACCACCGACGGTCGTGTTTCTAAAGCTACCGCGTGATTCGGGTATCTCAATGAGTTCGGTGTTGATTGAGTATCCTGTGTTTCTTTGCGGAAGTGTCACATGGGGGAAGATTTCACGATACTTCGGACTTTCAATCATCCTTCGCAGCTTCAAGTTGGCACGCACTCCCAAGCGTCTTGAATATGATGCGTAGATTGTTCGGTAGTCTGGCTCGACACCTAAAAGCCATGCAACAAAGTCCACCGCGACTTCGCTGTTGTGAGTCGGGATGAGTTTCTTGCCAACGAGGTACAGTCCATCGGGTGAGTCTACCTGAATGCAATTGCCCTCAGTTGGTTTGCAGCTTGTGATATTTCTGATGTGCCGTCTGTCGAATGGTCGGAGCTTGTGGACTAATGGGAGCTGGTATCGGTACTCCCCGTTGTAGAATAAGTCCTCTGGAAAGCTCTGAGTCTCAAGTGTAATCCACTCCTGATATTTGTTGTCGTAGACAGTCCACTCATGACGTGGGTGAACTTTGATTCTTGAGAGGTCGGAGATAACCACTTCTTTTGTGCAAGGCTGCTCTTGCGGAATATATGCAACAACGTCAATCGCTTTGCCCGATGGATGGTAGACTTGATCTCCGACGCTCAGAGTTCCGTGGTGCTTCCATCCCTTTGGTGTCAGGATGTGAGTGTCTACTGCACACTGTTTGCCATGCTGCGGTGGAGTCTGGATGATGAGCTTTGGACGGTTGCCAGATATGAGGTCGAAATAGAACTGCTGTAAATGGAGCGTCAACTCCTCGAAGAACCAGCCGTGTTTATAGTAGCCATGCCACATGTATTTTCGGAAAGCGAGGAAATCGAGCCTACTGGTTTTAATCCAGAACTGCTTTATTAAGCTCACGTCGTAGAGGGTCAGGTCGTTATTCATCTACATGCTCGACAATTTTCGGCAGCGGTATTCCCATCTTGTTTGCAACGCTGATGATTTCATCAACTTCAAGCCCCCTCGTTTCTTGGTCATACTCCTCGATGTTGTTATGCTCTTTCCGTTCGATGTCAAAAGCGTCAGGCATCCCGAATATGTCACCATGCTGCTTTTCGAGCATCCACCGATCAGCTTTCCAATCGCGCTTTGCATGTTTGTCTATTCTTACCAGCCTTCGGAGTATCCCGTCATGGAGTGCCTTTTGCGTCTCAAGATAGAACTCGGCATAATGCTCATCCCCTTCACGGTACTTATACGTCGGGGCTTTTCTTGCTGCATGACCGCCTCTACTCATCCATCCTCTTAATGTGTCCTTGTGAATGCCGACGATTTTAGCCGTTGCTGGAATGGATAATCCGAGTTTAAAGCAGTGAATAACTGACTCCCTGATATGCAGGTGTCGCACAAATGCAGGGAGGTTCCTAGTGTCGCTTGGTGCTCTGGTTTTCATTGATACCCCCTAATCACTTTTTCAGCTCAAATTCCTTGTTGCAATGAGGGCATTTCACAAGGTTAATTTCAAGCTCTTCGCCATCTTCGATATCGTCTTTGTCGCCTGTGTTAAAGCTATCCCAATCGAAGTCAAGGAGGTTGATGTGGTGCTGTATTTCATCTTCGTCGAATGGCATTGTTTCAGCCAGTTCTGAGAGGTCAAATTCTTCACTGATTTCTTTAAGGACTTCTGCGAGCTTAACGCTATCAGTGTCGAAGCGAGTTTCATTTGTTTCTACTGCTATACGGCGTGCCTGTGCATCTGATATTTTTCCTAAATTATAGCAGACAGCCTTCTCCGCGCCAAGTGAGCAAAGAGCGTCATATCTGTGGTTGCCATTTACCACTTCGTAGAAGCCCGTTTCAAGCTCCCTGACAATGATGTTTTCAATCTGCCCGTTCCGCTTGATATTCTCCATCAGCTTGGCGAGCAAGTCCTCATCTTCTTCCTTGTAGTTCCAATTCGCCTTTACCAGTTCATCGACGGGTATCGCGATATATTTTTCAATCATACCAAATCACTCC